AGAATGCTGATGCTGATACTAAAGCAGCACTTGCTCTCTATTACCCAATGCTTAACCAGACTGACATTGTTGGTGCAGTTCTTGACCCAGCAGAAGGACTACCAGCACTACAGCGTAAGGTTCAAATTGCTGAAATTGGCGGAGCAGCATTAGCGCAAGGTCTAAAGACTGTAGATGCTGCTGGTAAATTAACTGGTATTAACATTAAAATGGGAGAAGAAGCACTAGCAACTCTTGGTGTAACTAAAGAACAAGCACGTGCAGGTTTCCAACAGGTAGCAGAAGTTACTCCACGTGGAGAGTTCCTATCAAGTATTTCAACTGGAGAAGATTACAACCAACTTCAGGCTGAACAAGAAGCATTCCAAGGACTTGCATCTGCAAAACGTGCACGTACATCATTAACAGAACAAGAGAAGGCACGCTTTGGTGGCAGTGCTGGAACTACAAAAGGAAGTCTAGCCTCACAATCACGAGGCGCTTTCTAACTAAATAGAATCCTGAACGGACCGACCAGCCCCGTCAGAGTAACAGACTGGTAGTAAGAGCCAGACCATTTCCCCGAATGAATCTGAGGCTTGCGAACTAACTAATAGAGAAGGGTGGATGGTTGCTATGAGCAACAACTACTGGGATGAAGACGAAGACGACCTAGATACTGATGTATCTGAAACACAGATGGATGGCAGTGACCTCGTAAAGAAGTTACGAAAAGCCAAACGTAATGATGAGAAACGTATCAAAGAACTCACTGAGCAACTTGAGGGTTTAACCAAGTCGCAGCGTGAGCGTACCGTCAAAGAAGTCCTAGACAAGAAAGGTGTAAATCCTAAAGCACAACGCTTAATCCTGAAAGACTTAGACGAAGTTACCGAAGAGTCAGTGAATAACTGGCTTGAAGATAATGGAGACTTATTCGGATTAACTGTGAATCAGGAGGCACCTGCAGTAAGTGATATGGACCGTGCTGCATTACGTCAGCAAGACTCTATCGCGCAAGGTGCAACAACACCTGACAGAGCAGAGAACTTAGAACAGAGACTCAATAGTGCAGATTCTGCAGAAGAGATTCTTTCTATCCTTCGCTCACAATAATCAATCATAGTTTCTAACTACTAAAAAGGAAATAACCTAAATGGCTAACGCATACGTATCAACAGGTTCGTCGTCTCTCGGCGGAACCGCTGGTGGTGCTGGTTTAGTACAGAAGGCTTATGACCGTCTCTTGGAGTTCGCACTCCGTTCAGAGCCACTCATTCGCTCAGTTGCTGACAAGCGCCCAACAAATCAATCAATCCCAGGTTCAACAGTTGTTCTACAACGCTACGTTGACTTGGCTGCTGCAACAACAGCATTAACAGAAGATACAGACCCAGATGCAGTAGCAATGTCTACTCCAACATCTGTCACAATCACACTTGCAGAGTACGGTAACTCAGTACTTGTAACACGTGCATTGGAACTCTTCTCACTTGCAGATGTTGACCCAGCAATTGCTAACATCATCGCATTCAACCTTGCAGATTCAATTGACGCAGTAGCAATGACAACATTGCGCGGCGGTTCAAACGTAATCTACTCAGGTTCAACTGCAACATCAACAGCAACAATCACTGCTGCTGCAACTCTTTCATCTGCTAACATCCGTCGCGCCGTTGCAAAACTTCGTGCGAACAAGACAACAGCACGCAAGGGTTCACTATACTGGGCTGGAATCCACCCAGAAGTTTCACACGACCTACGCGCTGAGACAGGTTCAGCAGGATGGTTGCTTCCAAACCAGTACGGTTCAGCACAGGACCGCATCTGGGCAGGAGAAATCGGAACATACGAAGGTGCATACTTCGTAGAGTCTCCACGTCTATACAATGCTACAGATGGTTCATCATCTGCAAAGGTGTACCGCACAATTCTTGCAGGACAGCAAGCGTTGGCTGAGGCAGTTGCCGAAGAGCCACACGTAGTTATCGGACCAGTAGTTGACAAGTTAATGCGTCACCGCCCAATGGGTTGGTACGGCGTACTAGGCTTTGCTCGCTACCGCGAAGAGGCACTATTCCGCATTGAATCAGGTTCATCAATCGCTTAATTGGTTGACGGGTGAGGCTAGGGAAACCTAGCCTCATCAGTAAGTTCATTAAGGAGAACTAATGGCAAATTGGACGTTTAGACCACCAACTGTAGAGGAAGGTCCTGCAGGTGGGCACAGACTGTTTTACTTTTATAAGTTAAAGCGGGGCATCTCAGTTGTCAAGAGTGGTTCAACCTGGTCACAGGTTCGCTATATTGTTGATGAAGATGCCAACAATTATGATGCCATTTATCGTGGTGGTTATAACCATACAGTTGATGATGCTATGAAAGCAGAGTTGATTGCAGCAAATATCGGAGTGGATGAAACAAACTTCACAGCACAGTAAGGGACGCAATGAGTTTACACAGAATCCAGACACACCCTGAATATGTAGAAGGTTGTTTCGGTTGCAAAGTTGGAACACTTGAAATGGGAACTGGCGATGCTTCAAGAGATATATCTGATAAGAAGTGGACCTCTGAGTTAAACGAATACAGAAAGGCTAGAGCCGAAGGTATTCAACCAGCAGGTACTACAAGAAGGCACGTAGAAGAAGCAAGAAAAGCGTCAGAGACATTGGGTAAGGCTTACGATGCTGACTCAATGCCAAAGACAAAAGATATAACCAAGGAATCCGTAGCGGTAATGAAACAGATTGGGCAAATATAATGATGAACAAAGCATACAAAATGGGCGAAAAGATGGAATCTAAAAAAGAAAAGATGATGGAAAAGAAGATGGGCAAGAAGTTAATGAAGAAGGCTTCAGTTAAGAAGATGGGAAAAAAGAAATAATGCCAAAAGTAGGAATGAAAGAATTTGCATACACCGCAAAGGGTATGAAAGCAGCCAAGGCTGAAGCCAAGAAGACTGGTAAGCCAATGAAGAAGGCTGTCAAGAAGACTGCAAAGAAGAAGTAATATGGCAAGTTACCTAGAAAATTTAATGAAGGAAGCAAAGCAATCTGCAAAGGCTTGGAAGAAAGCAACCGATGCTAGTGGAGACATTATGCCTGGTGCTGATGCTCGTGCTTTTGCAGCAAACCAGGCTTATGATGCACAAAAAGGACAGTTCCTTGGTGCACTTGTTCAGGGTCGTCGTTATGAAGATAAGACAGGTAAGCAAGTAAAGGCAAAGAAGAAGTAGATGTCAGACCCACGACTAAAGCGAGCAGGAGTGTCAGGGTTTAATAAGCCAAAGCGCACACCAAATCACCCAAAGAAGTCACACGTTGTTGTGGCTAAAGAGGGAGACAAGGTTAAGACTATTCGCTTTGGTCAACAGGGTGTATCAGGTTCACCTGAAGGCTCTGCTAGAAACAAAGCATTTAAGGCTCGTCACCAAAAGAATATATCTAAGGGAAAGATGAGCGCAGCATACTGGGCGAATAAGGTGAAATGGTGAAGAAGAAAGCATTTTGGGATAAGAAGAACCCTAATAAGAAATCAACTCCGCTTACACCTGCTCAAAAGGCTAAGGCAAAAGCAATGGCTAAGGCAGCAGGACGTCCTTATCCAAACTTAGTAGATAACGCTAGAGCAAAGAAGAAATAAGAAAGCAGGGGACAATGCAAGAAACAGTATCAGTTGCTTGGTGCGACAATGGAATGGTAGACGGAAAGTTTATGCAAGGCGTAACCGATGTGTTACTTAAGTCTGGCATTAAGTTTGAATCTACCCTTCGCAGTCAAGGCAATCAAATTGCTAGACAGAGGGAAACTGTAATTACCTACTGGTATGAGCAGAACAAAGCCGACTGGTTACTATGGGTTGACTCAGATGTAGTTATTAGCCCAGAGGGTTTCTTGAAACTTTGGAATCAAAAAGATAAAGATGAACGACCAATTATGACTGGCGTCTACTTTACTACTGATAACCCTGAAGAGCCTTTGATGATTCCAATGCCTACGGTCTTTAAGTTTACTGAAAACAAAGATGGTGGTTTTGGACTATCAAGAGTTCACCCACTACCTGAGAATAAGTTGATAAAGGTAGATGCTGCAGGTATGGGATATGTCCTTATGCACCGCAGCGTGGTTGACAGGATTAGAAAAGAAATGCCTGATGCTCAGTTCTTTATGGAGATGGGCAGAGGAACTAAATTTATAGGTGAGGATATTTACTTTTTCGCTCTATGTGAAAAGGCTGGAATCCCACTCTATTGCGACACAAGCGTCCTAGCGCCGCATATGAAACGCTTCTCATTTGATGAGCATTATTACAAAGCAATGACTAAAGGGAGAAAATAATGGCTGGTACTGCAGGTAGTACTTTCTGTTCAGAACTTAATCGTCTGGCAAATGGTGGAACTTATCCGCTTCGTACTGCATTCCTTGATGACCAGGGTGCAGCAAACAAGTGGGCTGGAACTACTGGACTTGCAGTACAGGGTGCATTAAATGCCAAACTTGGTATTACTGATAAGAAATTGTTTAAAGGTATCGGAGCAGCGTGCAATGCGCTGGCTGGTACAACTGGTAAATCACCAACAGATGCCTTGAGAGGAATAGACTCCTAATGACAACTCTTACAAATATGATTGATGAGGTTGCTGTTAACCTGTCTGGATATACATTCCAGCAAGACAGAGCCACATATCTAACCCACGCAGTAACTACTACTACGTCATCATCTGCTAGCCCTTTGGTTCTACAGTTAGGTTCTACTGACTCTGTAGGTAAAGGTGTCATTGAAATTGATGAGGAACTACTATGGGTAGACTCATTTGACCGTGTTGCTAACACTGCAACTGTAGCCCCATTTGGTCGTGGCTACCTGGGAACTACTGCTGCTACACACACTATTGATACCAAGGTGACTATCAGCCCTACATTCCCAAGATTTAATATCAAGAGAGCAATTAACGATACTATCCGCGCCCTTGGCGCCAACATCTTTGCTGTAAAGACTACAACATTTACATTCACATCTTCTGTGTCTACATATGCTTTTAACAACCTTAATATCAAGAATATACTTTCAGTAACCTGGCAAGACATTGGACCTTCTAAAGAGTGGGTTCCTTTGCGTCGCTGGGACTTTGACTCACTAGCATCTACAACAGCATTTGGCTCAGGTGCTCAGACAATTACTTTGGGTGAGGCACCAGTATCTGGTCGCACAGTAAAGGTTGTCTATGCAACTGACCCAGAACCATTTACATCTAACTCAGATGTGTATACAACCGTAACTGGTCTTCCAGAGTCAACACGGGACGTAGTAGTTTTGGGAGCAGCCTACCGCTTGCTCTCATTCTTAGACCCTGCTCGTGCTTCACAGGTTAGCCCACAGGCTGATGAGACAGATTCTAAGCGTCCATACGGTGCTTCTCAGACAGCAACTAAGCA